TCCCTTCCCCCCGATCCCCCTATCTCTTACCCCCCTATAATCCCCCCTTAATCTCCCCCGAAAAGAAAGAGAGAGGGCGCGCTCTGTCGGTGGCGGTGGGGGGATTGGGAGACTCTACTTAGGCGAGAGGTGGTGACATGGCTGCACGGCTGACGGACAGACAAAAAAAGAAAATTGTGGCTGATTATCTGGAGACCGAGAGCTATAACGCCACGGCGAAAATCAATGGGGTTTCCAAAGATACCGTTAAGCGTGTTGTGTTAGGTTGCGAAGGATTCGCCCAAAAGGCGCAACAAAAAAAGAGACAAAACACGCTTGATATGCTGGCCTTCATGGAGACCCGCAAGGAGAAGATGCAGGAGGCCATCGATCTCCACCTGATGGCGCTGACAGACCCGAAAAAGATCAGTGATGCAGGTTTGTCTCAAATCGCCACTTCTTTTGGGATTATCGTTGACAAGGCCACAAAGAACACAGCCAGCGGAAACGACAGTTTGAATAAGCTGGACGGGCTGTTGAAGGAGTTCAGGGATGCTGTTGAGTCTGAAACAAACTGAATTTGTCCGAAAGGGGCATCACCGATGGAACTTTAAGGGAGGGGCCACTCGTTCGGGGAAAACATACCTTGATTTTCGGTGGATTATCCCAATCCGCATCCGGGAGCGCGTCGGGAAGGACGGGCTGACGGTCATTCTTGGAGTTACCAAGTCCACCATTGAGCGGAATGTGCTTGAGCCTATGCGAACGATCTATGGTGACACTCTTGTTGGAACGATCTCCAGCGACAATACGGCGTGGATATTTGGGGAAAAGTGCTACTGCCTGGGAGCTGAGAAGGTTTCCCAGGTCTCTAAAATTCGCGGTGCGTCCATCAAATACTGCTACGGCGACGAGGTGGCAGACTGGAGTCAGGAAGTCTTTGAACTGCTGAAAAGCCGCCTGGATAAAGCGTATTCGTGCTTTGACGGAACGTACAATCCACAGGGTCCGAATCACTGGCTGAAAGTATTCCTGGACAGCAAGGCGGACATTTTCAGCCAGACATACACCATCGATGACAATCCATTTCTCCCAGAGGCTTTTGTGGAAAACCTAAAGCGGGAGTATGGCGGCACTGTTTTCTATGACCGTTATATTTTGGGACAGTGGGCGTTGGCCGAGGGCCTGATTTACCCCATGTTCGGGGAGAGCAACATCGTGGATGAGGTTCCGGAGAGCGGCGAGTATTACATCTCCTGCGACTACGGCACGTTGAACCCCTTTTCGGCTGGGCTGTGGTGCTGGGACGGGAAGAAAGCCGTCAGAATCCGGGAGTATTACTATTCCGGGCGGAAGGAGCAAGCCAGCAAGACAGATGAGGAATACTACACGGAATTGGAGAAGCTGGCTGGGGATTTTCCGGTGCGATCCGTAGTAGTTGACCCGTCGGCAGCTTCGTTTATCGAGGTCATCAGGCGGCACCGGCGGGTCCGGGTGCATAAGGCGGTCAATGGTGTGGTTCCGGGAACCGTCACCACCAGCCGCTACATTGAGAACGGGACAATCAAAGTTCACCGCTCCTGCAAGGACAGTATCCGGGAGTTCGGACTGTACCGCTGGGACGAGAAAAGCCCGGAGGATAGGCCCATCAAAGAAAACGACCACGCAATGGACGATATCCGTTACTTTGTGATGACCATTCTCCGTGGTAAGGCACGCCGGGCCGGTCAGGAACGATATATTCCCATGTGGGGGGAGGTAAGAGAGTGAAAACTTATCAGGATCTGCTGGACGTGGGTGAGGATGAAAAGCAGCGGATAGACTTCATCCGGCAGGCAATCAATGAGCATAAGAGTTCTCCGGCGTATCAGTTTGCCGTGGACGCGGAGCTGTATTTCAAGGGGGAAAACCCCACCATAAACCGATATGAAAAAATCATTTATGACTTGCAGGGCCGAGCACACCGGGATATGTACACCGCCAACCACAAGATTGCCTCCTCCTTTTTCGGCTTCGATGTGCGGCAGGAGGTGTCCTACCTTCTGGGCAATGGCGTTACGTTCCAGGAGGAAGCGACAAAGAAGCGGCTGGGCAAGAAGTTCGACCTGATGATGGTCAAAGCCGCCAAGTATGCGCTGATTGCTGGTGTTTCATTCGGACTGTTCAACCTGGACCATGTGGATGTGTTCAAGCTGGCTGAGTTCGCGCCCCTCTACGATGAGGAAAACGGGGCGCTGATGGCCGGCGTTCGGTTCTGGCAGGTGGCGGAGGATAAACCCCTGCGGGCCACGCTCTACGAGGTAGACGGCTACACAGACTACATCCAGCGCAAGGATGAGGACATGACCGTGCTGGAAGAGAAGCGGACCTACATCCAGCAGCTGCGGACATCCCCGGCAGATGGAACGGAGATTTACGCAGGGCAGAATTACCCGTCCTTTCCCATAGTGCCACTCCGTAACGGTGAGGACGCGCTCTCCGAGCTGGTGGGTAAGCGGAACACACTGGATGCTCTGGACCTTTGCACCTCCAACATGGTCAACAACGTGGATGAGGGTAACCTGATTTACTGGGTGCTGCAAAACGCCGGGGGAATGGATGATCTGGATGACCAGAAATTCCTTGACAAAGTTCGCACCACGCACATCGTCCACGCGGGGAGTGTGGAGGACGAGGGGGCCACAGCGGAGCCGCACACCATCGAGGCACCCTTCCAGGGCACGGACGCCACCATCAATATGCTAAAGCGCAAGCTGTACGAGGATTTCCAGGCTTTTGACAGTTCGGCGGTGTCGGCGGGGAACCAGACGGCCACGGCCATTGCGGCAAGCTATACACCGCTTGACCTAAAGGTGGATGACTTTGAGGCCAGCGTCACCGAATTTATTTTGGGGTTGCTGGATTTGGCGGGGATTGACGACGAGCCAAGCTATACCCGGAGCCGCATTATTAACAAGTCAGAGGAAACCCAGACCATCCTCATGGGTGCGGATTACTACGACGATGAGTACATCACCAAAAAGCTATTGACCATCTTGGGCGACGCCGACCAGTACGACACCCTCATGGAGCGCAAAGCGGCGGAAGAAGCAGAGCGGGTGGAGGAGGAGCCGGACTTCCCACCGCAGGAGGGAACAGAGGGCGAGGTGACGGAGGATGCAGAAGCCTGACGAAGCCCACCAACTGACTGATAAAAAACTGTCCGCACTGGAGAAGCGCATTGCCAGAGCATATCGAGAAGCCCGGAATGATTTGGACGAGACTGTAAAAGCCTACTTTGAGCGGTTCCGGGAGCGGGACGAGAAGATGAGAGCCCTGATCGGCACAGAGGTCAACGGCAAGGTTTGGACAGAGCAGGACTATAAGCAATGGCGGCTCAACCAGATCGGGCGGGGAGAACGGTATCAAGACCTGCGGGAGAAGATAGCGCAGCGAATGACCAAGGCCAACGAGGTGGCAATCGCCTATGTCAACGACGCTACACCTGGAATCTATTCCCTTAACCGCAACTATGCCGCTTACACCATTGAGAGAGTGGCTGGGAATGTGGGATTTACCCTGTGGGATGAATCCACCGTGCGGCGGCTCATTGTGGAAGAACCTGACCTGATGCCTTACTACCCAAAGAAAAAGGCCCTCAAGCGGGTCATTGACCTGAAGTGGGGTAAGAAGCAAATCACCAAGAGCGTAACCAGCGGGCTTTTGCAGGGCAAGAGCGTGGGGAAGATAGCGAAGGACTTGCAGGCCAGGGTGACGGAGATGAACCGGGCCAGCGCCGTGAGAGCGGCCAGGACGGCGGTTACTGGGGCGCAGAACGGTGGGAGGATGGACAGTTACAAGGCTGCCTCTGATATGGGCATTAAGGTTAGAAAACGGTGGGTAGCCACCAAAGACGGGCGCACGCGGCATGCCCATCAAAAATTGGACGGCCAGACTGTGGAATGGGACGAACCGTTTACCTCTGAACTAGGGAAGATACGCTATCCCGGAGACCCAAGAGCCAAGCCTGCAAACGTCTATAACTGCCGTTGCACCATGCGGACGGTAGAAAAGCCGGACATTGAGGCTGAACCGCGAAAAATGCGTGTGCGTGACCCGAAAACCGGGCGGAATGTGGTAGTGGAGGCAATGACCTATGAGCAATGGGAGAGGTGGGTGAAAAGCCGTGGCTGATTTGGGCGGCGTGGTATTTGACGATTACAGCGCCGATGTGCTGGATGCCATGCATGACGCCGTTGTACAGGCACTGGAGCGGTGCGGAGAACAGGCGGAAGGGTATGCCAAAGACCTGACTCCTGTTGACACTGGCAACCTCCGTAACAGCATCACCCATCAAGTGGACGATGGTGAAAGCACCGTTTACATCGGAACCAATGTGGAGTATGCGCCCTATGTGGAACTGGGCACAGGCAGATATACAGAAGGAGGACGGCCCACGCCATGGACCTACCAGGACGACGAAGGCAACTGGCACTGGACGGCGGGAAATCCAGCGCAGCCTTTTCTCAAACCAGCGGTGGCCGACCATGCGCAAACTTACAGGAACATCATAGAGGATGAGATAAAAAATGGATGAAAGGCAAATCAAAGCCATTGAGGCCGTTCTCGCAAAAGGGGACAGAATAGAGTTGATTCCCGTGAAAGATGGTGTTAAAATTATACA